AGGAACTGAACCTGTTGTTGAACGAACTGGCCAAATTGGTTTAACCCAATCTCCCCAAACTACACCGGCTTTTTTATGCTTATCGTGTAAAGAACCAATTTCTAAATAATCTTCTGCGGTTAGTAACTTACCCGTGCCGATTTCTCTAAACCCACATTGGTCTTGCAATCCACCTGTTACAGTTGTGATGATTGGAGTTCCTGCCATTACTGATTCAGCAGTTCCTAATCCAAATCCTTCATTAGATGATAACATAATGGTCACATCTGCCAAATTATAAAGATAGTTTAATTCTTCTTCTTTTAATTTTTCATCAACAAATATAATATTTGCATCCGGCATTAAATGTTCTGCTGTTTTTATCAAATCAGTACCATGTTCTTCAACGGGTTTAGTTTTCATAACTAAAACAACCTTATCCCTTTTTTCTTCTGGCAATGCTTCTCTAAATGCATTGAATGCTAACATCACATCAATTGGTTGCTTTCTTCTGATATTTCTATTTGTCCAATAAAGAACAAATTCATATTCCTTATCACCAAAAATTCTTTGTTTAAAATCTTTTGGAACTTCTACCGGTTTGTATATATCTGAACGGATACCATGTGGTACATAGCTTACTTGCCAATCTTCAGGCTTAGTCCAATGCTTTTCTTTATCCCAACTCCAAACTCTTTTAGTAATACCATAGGTTTGCTTTGAGATACATCCAATCCAATCACAACTTTCGTAATAATCTCTATTGTATTTTGGGTCTGGCAAATCATCCCAAATGTGATAAAAGAAAAGGGGAACTGATTGACGAATTTCATGCTCAATCTCATACAACCAAATCCAATATCTAGGGTCGGTGAAGTGTAAGATAGCATCTGGCTTTTCCATCATCAATAACTGACGGATAACATCGGGATTGCCATATCCATCAAATGGATAAATTTTTACGTTAGCATCTTCTACGCCTGTTTGCTTTCTAACATCTTCATTTAAATCAAATATTTTTCCTGCTTCAGGGTGTTTGATTGCTGCACCTAATTGTACCCAATCGTATTTGTCAACTGTTCCTAACACCAATTGCTTTGACATATTAGCTATACCACTAGCCATTCGAAGGTCATCGGACAGTAACAAGATTTTTTTCTTTGCCATAACTTATTTTGTTCTCTTAAAATTGTGAACCACTAATTTGTAGTATAGTGTATTCGTTTAATTGTTTTCTAAATTCTTCGTTTTTTGTGTAAAGGTCTAATGTTCTATTAACAAGTCTTTGAAAATTTAATCCACCTTGAATTGTAGCTATTTTAAAATCCTCATCATATAACCTTTTTATAACCTTAACCGTAGTTAATTTTAAATCTGCCATAGTTGATAATATTTGTATATACATATATATACAAAAAATTATTTTCCATCACAATGTGTTCCTAAAAATTCACACCATCCACATAACTTCGATGGTTTTTTGAAATATTCTATATCAGTTCTATATGTGCCATCGGGATTGAATACACTATCTACAAATTCAGTAAACCCTCTCCATGCTTTATTCATAGATGGTTTACCACTTGCAGGTACGTGTCTACTAATACGTGGAATATGATAATCAGTATTTTCCGAAACTTTACGTTTTAAAATCATAAACTCAACATCAATCATATCTTCCGATATTTTTAACATCTCTGCGTAGAACTTCTTATATAAAAGTATTTGTGTGTTTTTTATTGGGTCTGATTTCTGATATTTACTCCATCCCTTAGTGGATGTTTTGAAATCGGTGATACGATATCTGCCAGTAGTTTTACTTCTAACGATAAAGTCAATGAAACCTAAAAATTGTACATTCTCTCCAATCTTAGTATTAATTACTTGCTCAATAGCAACTAATTCATCATCTTTTAATGAAAAGAAATTATTAAAGTTTTTAGATTTTTGGAAGTAATCCAATATAAGATACCCATCTTCTAAGAATTCTACTAATTCTTCTTTGGAACAAATTGGGTCTTTACCTTCATTGGATTCTTTGATAAATATTTCTCTCATCTTTTCTTTAAGAAATGCTTTCGTATCCATATTTTTATCCGCTTGGGATTTGGAGATACGAAGGCATCTACTTAAATACTCTTGCAACGTTTCGTGCATTGCTGAACCAAATACTGAATGTATATTGGATGTGGATTGTGATAATCCATCTATGTAACTTAGTTTATATTGTTGTGGGCAACTGCTCCACATATTATATTGTGAAAATGATACTCTAGCCATATAACAAATATACGAAATTTATTTTAATAAACCAAAGAATTATATCTTTAATTTGAGTTTCGTAATTTGTTTTTTATCTATTCCGTATTTCTCACAAATATATTTAATATTCTCCCTACCTTCTCTAGTAGAGTAAAGAATATCAATGTATTCTACTGCCTGTGATTCTGGCACTGTAAAATCTTTCTTAATCAATTCAACTAAAAACTCTTCATATTTATCTTCCGATTTACCCTTTGTATATTTTAAATATTGCTTACCTTTTGGTAGAACATTAATATACAATTTGTACATTTCCTTTGGCTGAAGAGTTTGAGTTAAAGGTAATAATGATGCAACAAGTTCAACCCATTCCGGCTTCATTGATAGGAATCGATTAATCATAAAGTTACTCCACGATTTCAAATCCTCTTCCGATAACTTATCGAAATAGTTCGGGTCTTGCTCCGCCGTAATTGCATTAAGATGGTCGAATAACTTTTTAGCTGCCATTATTTTTCTTCTTTTACACTTTTTAATTCTTCAGGTAAAAATTCATCTAATGGTTTACCGCAATTAGTACACAAAGGTACTTCGAATGGCATTACAGTATCTCTATCACCACCAGTTAATAATTTAGATGCCTTACGGAATCTATAACCTAACATAAAAAGTAAATTACCACATTCACACGGAATATCGCGTGTATCTTTTAAATCGATTTGTGGTTGTTGGAATTGTTCGTTTATCATTTTATAATATTTAAAATTTGGATAATTGTGCTCATAAACACTATTTCTTTATCTACTACTAAAGCATCTTTAGATAATCCATCTGCAATAGTAAGTATTACATTTGCCGTATTTCCACTTGCATATTCATCAACTTTATCATATAACATTGTGTACATTTCTGAATAATCATTTAAATGATTATCTGCTACTGCTTGTCTAATGTTTATGAATAAGTTTCTTTTATCATTTGATGATTTAAGTAATTCAATCAATTTAGTTTGGAAATTCGATTCCACCATAATTGCATGGTCTACTTTCAACTCACCTTTTGCTGATTGTAATTGGCAAGTATTTAAGATTCTACGGATATCAGGGTAATATGAATTGATAATATCAGCCATATTCTTTGGTTCGTACTTAATCTTTTCCGAATCTAAAATCTTAGCAACCTGAACGGCTACATCTTTTTTAGTTGGCGGAGTGATAGCAAACGATTGACATCTACTTTGAATCGGGTCGATAATCTTTTCAATGTAGTTACAAGTCAAAATGAATCTACAATGTTTACTGAATGTTTCCATTAAGTTACGAAGGATTGCCTGTGCATTTGGAGTCATATAATCAAACTCATCCAAAATGATAACTTTAAATCCTGCAAAACCTACCGATGATGCGAAGTTCTTTACTTTGTTACGAACGGTATCCACATTGTTTTCATCCGATGCGTTGATAATCATATGGTCACATTTGATTGTGTTTACGATTAACTTTGCTAATGTGGTTTTACCTGTACCCGCCTTACCATAAAGTAATAAGTGAGGGATATCGTTGTTATCCAAATATTGTTGGATAGTTTCTTTGATGGTTTCATTACCAACGTAATCAGCTAATGTTTGTGGGCGGTATTTCTCCACCCATAAACTATGCTCTCTTTTATTTATATCGTTTGCGAAAAAACTCATATTATTTTCCAGTTGAACCGAATCCGCCTTCGCCTCTTTCGGTGTTATTTAATTCTTCTACTTCTTCAAACTCAATTGGTGGGTATGGGATAATTATAATTTGCATAATTCTATCACCAACTCCATATAAAATTTGGCCATCTTTAGATAAAGATTTTTGATTAAAAGTTGCTTGTATTTCACCTCTATAACCACTATCAATCACACCTACTGAATTACTCAATGATAAATCGGTTTTGCGTATAGATGAACGAGGAAATACTAATCCTACAAATCCTTTTGGTATTTCCATTGCTAATCCTGTTCCGTATGTAACTTGAGTACCATCAAACTTAATTGATGTTGCTACTAAATCCATACCGGCATCCCCAATTTTTGCATAGCTGGGGATAACGGCATCGGAATCTAATTTTTTAATCTTTACTTTCATTTTCTTTTTTTCTTTGTACTTTTGATTCCTCACTAATTGGTCTTGGAAATATACTAAATTCCATACCATTTTGTCTGAAAGTTAATCTATCGCTTTCATTTGGTTGGATTTGTAATATTAACGGAGATGGTTCTTGTCCTTCATTTTGCCAAGCAAACACTATTGGGTCATTATTGAAAAATTGAAAACACCATTCAGCATCTTCTATAA